ATATATACCCATGTCCCGTTTTACCAAAATTTTCTTTTTTTAGGAATATTTCCTATCCTCTTATAAACAAACTCTGGCTATTCTATGAACAAGGTATGAACAGTCCATTACCAAATTATTAAATAACAAGTGATATATGAACAAACAATTAACACACTATTACCACGATATGAATATTCTATTAACAAATCACTATAATTATATGACCAAACTATGAATTATTAACAATTTGTAAACTCGAAAACTTTAAGTAAATTTATATTGACACAGGGAGCCGTTTTGTGGTATAATATATACAGAAACAAGGGAAAAGCAAATACAAAAATCCTGACCGTTTCGCGCTCATTGAAAACTATATACAGCGCATAACGCTGGAAGCGTTTGCAAATACATTAAATTTCCTATAAGGAAGAAAGAGGCAAAAACATGAAAATTCAGTATACTTATGAGTGCCCCGATTGTCACACTACGCACCGGATAGACATTGACACGGACGAGATGTTGAAACTTCCCGTTAAATCCTTGTCCGATAGCGAACTCCGCCGTGCGATAGGATTAGAACGTTCCCGCATACGTTCCGGACACCCCGAAGCCGACGCCGCGCGCCTTGCCGAACTTATGACGGAATACACCGAAAGAGGCGGAAAGACACGCGAACGGGTGGCGGAGATTAAAGCGTTTGAAGCCCTTAAGGCCGGAACGCTTGTCGAATGTACGCCCGAAGAGATAGCCGACGCCGTGCGCCGAATCAAACGCAAGATAGCGAACGCCGGAAAAGTTAATCAGCCTGAAGACACGGCAGAGCTTGAAAAAGCGGTAAAACTTCTTGAGCTTGAACAGGCTAAACGGCGAGTAGCCGCAATGATGGCAGAGATTGGAATAGAGGGATAACCCATCTGTTCCATTCATAAACATTAAAAGGAGATTAAGAAATGTATAAATTAATTTTACACAAGTCAGCGCAATGTGGATTTGATGGATATTCAAGCGAGAATCACGAACGAACTTTTTACTCATACGAAACTCCGATTTATAGTATATATAAAGAACGTGATGGCAATTTGACATCGTTCTGTATCCAATGTATCAACGCTCCGCGGCATTCAACTACGACGGCAAAGCAAACTACATGGTCACTATATGAAGAACTAGTACATCATGATTGCGCGCGCTACGTTCGGCAGTTATTACAAAAATGTCACGGGGGAGAAAAAGTTTATATCCTTCGTGATATGTCAAATGGTATTTGGTGCGTGTTCATCGGTGACAGACTGCAAAGGACATTTAACGCATGAACGATAAAGAATATTTAATTAAAATTTTAAGGTTTATTATAGTGTTCTTTCTAATATTAATGTCGTGCGTGACGTTAATTTCAATGATAACAATAACTAATCTTTAAGTAAATCCTGTGCATAATCACAAAAAAGGTTATGCACAGGACACAGACTTAGTAACAGGATGTTAACAATTCATTCACAAAATGTTCAAAATGTATCAATAAGTTGTTAACATTCTGTTCATAGTCTGTTTACACTCTGTTAACAATTTTCTGTTAACAATTTGTTCATAATCTATTCACATTTCGTTCATATTTACAATCGCAGGGTAAAATTTCCAATATTATAATCGCAGGGTAAAATCCCTACAAATACAATCGCAGGGTAAAAATTCCTACAAAATCTAAAAATAAAAACACAGAAAGAGAGAATCACAAAATGTCAATTCTTAACGTCAATCAGCTTACAATCGCGGGACATCTTGTAGCTAAGCCCGAAATATTTACTTACGGGTCAAAGAAAGAACAGAAAACCGGATGTTCGTTTACACTTGCCGTAAACAATAGACAGACCGAGGAAACAACATTCATCCGTTGTTCGGCATTCGGTGGAACGGCAGATTTCATTACAAAGTATTTCGACAAAGGCTCGGCCGCATTTATAAACGGACAGCTTTCAATCCGTAGTGAAAAATCCGACGAAAAGACAAAGAGCGGAAAGGAGATTTACAAAACATATGTTTCATGCATAGTTGACCGTGTAGAATTTATAGACGGAAAGAGCGATGACTAATAAATATAATCCGTGTGGATATCCATGTGGGGAGTGTCAAACTCCCCATGCTCCACTCGCAAATGACATTAAGCAAGCGCGTGAATCATGCAGTGCGTATAACAGATGTACAAAATGGTTGAATTGGTTCAAAGTCGAATGGTCATTAATTAGACTATTATCTGATAGGAGAATAATGAAAAGGAGAAAATAATGAACAAAGAAACTCTTAAACACAGAATTGAATATGCGCTTGAACATATTTATAAATATGATATAAAAGGTGTACATAATTTAATTCATTCCATAGAATCACGGGTTATATAATATGGAACTAACACCTCAACAAGAACATATCCTCAGAACCGCAATAAATAACCATAACAGACGAATCGAGTACAGAAGCGATAAAGTCAAATGGCAAAAAAACCTATTAACTGTAGAATCGGTAAAAGAAGATTTAGATAAAGGCGAAAAATTCAAAGATTTCAATGACGCTATAGACTATATAAACTATAAAACAAAAACGGTCAATGTAAGAGAAGATAATAGATATCTCGCAACATTTGCGGACTCAAATTCCGACCTTGGTTATTATATTACAGGCGAATTTGATGTTCCGCCATCCAGCGCTAAAGGCTTTTCGGATTGGTTGGAAAAAGAGTTTGACAAGGCAAAAGATAACGCAAAAGCTAATGACAACGAAAAACAGCGCGAGGATGATATAGCGGCGTTGGAAGAACGTAAAAATGAAATACTTTCGCGCTTAAAAGGAGGGTTCAAATAATGTACGATTTTCACTCAGACCGCCTAAAATATCTTATGGAAAAAATAGACCGAGATGGTATAGACAAACTTCATAAATATATATTTGTCGACAGCGATTTTTGTTTCGCTCCCGCGTCTACTAAATATCACGATAGCGAGCCTGAGGGTCTTATAAAACACTCGCTTGAAGTCTATGATAAACTCCGTGGATACCGCGACAGACTTTATTTAGAGAACGAAATCCCCGAAGACAGCCTTATAATCACATCTCTTTTTCACGATATATGCAAATGTAATTGCTATAAACCTGTCATGAGATGGACTAAAGTAGATGGTAAATGGGAGCAGTATCAATCTTATGAATGGGACGAAGAAATACCATTCGGCGGTCACGGTTCTAAATCTGTGTATATACTACAGTCATTCATACCGCTTAGAACAGAAGAGGCTCAGGCGATTAATTGTCATATGGGGTTCGCGTCAGAGTATGACAAACGAAGTATAAGTGATGTGTTTTCACATAACCCGTTGGCGTTTTATTTGCATATGGCGGATAGTGAAGCTGTATATAGTAAGGAGTGGAATAAATGAGAACAGCGTTTCATATTGATGATTTATGGGATTATGGAGCTTTGATTGCATACGCTATTGACCGTGGTATAGACGTTAGGAGCGTAAGTTGGAACGGTATAGAACACGACGAGTATGCTTATTTTATAGGGTATGACAGACGGCGTTTATATAAGCGTAGAAAGTCGATATTAATTGAACGGGGGTTTGATATTGTAATTCCGGAATTTCGTTCAGAAGAAGATGGGTCGGTATCAATGTACATTATGACCAAATATGACGACATACAAAGCTGTAGATAGTAAGGAATGGAACAAATGAAAGTTGCGTTTATTTTGAAAGATGAAGTGCAGTTCGCAAGATTGTTAGCGTACGCTGCGGAACATGAATTATATGCATATTCATGTATTGGACCAAAAAGCGCCCGTGAAGAGTGTGGCTATTTTATATCATGGGTAAATAGACGATGTTATTGCCGACCTATAAAGGAATTGAAAGAGAAGGGATATTATATAACTGATGATGTTCACATTTATATTGGTGATCGGGGCGAATACGAACTCAAAGTAGCCATCGAATATGAATATATACGCTTTTAATAATAAATCATATACGCTAAAAGACTTAACCGCTCTTTCGGAATACCTACACGGGCAAAACTGTGTAGGTATTTCTACTATAAAGAAACGGTTGCAACGCGGCGAGACGGATTTAGACGAAATAATAAAACCTAAAGTAAAAGCATTCACTGAGATAGATTACTCTCCTATATTTTATGTCGCTGATTTTGAAACATCATCTAACTTAGAAACGAATGAATGCGGCGCATATCTCGCTTGCGTAGTAAAAGCCAATTTTAATAAAGGATTATCCACACCTGATTCATGGGACGTTGTAGAACCATGTTTCGACTGTCGCTATCCGAAAGACCTCGGTGATTATTTTTACACACTTTATAAGCAAGCGGAGAAACGCAAAAAGAGGACACTTATATTTTTCCATAACCTCGGATTCGATTTTTCTTTCGCGCGTAATTGGGAATCTCTCATGAATCAGCTTATGATTACAAAATCATTTTCTGACGGGAGTAATCCATGGAGACTTGCATTTGGAGACGGTGAAAAAGTTTGGCTCGAGATACGATGTTCACTTAAACTTCTACACCGTTCGGTCGGTTCAATCGGTGATATGATAGGACATCCCAAACTCGGTTATGATTATAATGAATTTCGACTTCCTACAGATAAACTTGAAAAATACGATTATGAGTATTGCTATAATGATTGTAAAGTAACAGCGTGTGGAATCATGGAAGAATGTAAGAATTGGTTTTGGATTAAAAATATAAAGGACATTCCACTCACGTTTACTTCATTTACACGTAAAAATAATAAAGCTATTCTATCATCAGAATTGGAAAAAGCATGGAGCAATTACTGCGTTGATACATTTCCTATGAATTTTGACCAATATCAAATTATGCGCGGGGTATATCAAGGGGCTTATACACACGCGAATACATTCTTTCGCGGTAAGCTATGCACTTTGGTACATTCGTTTGATGTATGCTCTGACTATCCATCGCAGTCAACACAAATGGATTTTCCCGACACCAACGGAGAATTATATGTAAATGAATCGCTGCAAAATCTATGGAATGGATTATATGAAGAATGTATAGAATCGTCATTGTTAGATGATATTGACGCTATAAAAATGCGCCATGTTCTTACATCAGGAAAAATGTTTCATGGTATATTTACGCTAAAAAATATAAAAGTTAAAAATTACGGGTATAACTATATGCCCATTATTTCAGCGTCAAAAACTAAATCAAAAGACGGATTAGGTGAAATCGAATATAATAAAAAATCCCATGGTTACAAATTGTTAGAAGAAATGGTATCCGAGTATAACCGTCTTATTGATAATGGTAGAATTATCGGCTATGACGAATGTACTATATACGCAACGGAAGTCGATATTGTGAATATACTCAAAATGTATGATGTTGAATCTATATCAGCTGAATGCTTATTTCTTAATCATGCGAAATCGTCGGGTGGCATAAATGAATTGGTTGAACGTAACATTATATATGCAAATATGAAAACTGCGTTGAAAGCTATATCGAACGGTAAACACCCCGATGAAACATTGTTGAACAGTATTCCCGGAAAATGGCTCTCTGACATAAAATCAAACTCCGAGCCAAAGAAGTTGGCTAAACGCTATCTTATGCTGTCGAAAAATATGTTCAACGCGCAGTATGGAATAGACGCGACGCAGCTTGTATTCGGTGATACTCTTATTGATGAAGATTGTATAACGTCAAACACAGAATCGCTCAGCCGCGAATCATTCGAGCGATATTATAACGAGACTATGATAAAACTCGGTAAGGAGCGTTCCGACCGAGGTTTGTTTAAGCGCGTTAAATCGTCATACATCGTGGGAATTTATATTACAGCATACGCGCGGAGGCACCTTGTATTATTCTCTCATCTTATATTCACAAAAACTTCATATATCATTGTATATTGGGACACCGATAGCGCAAAACTGTATCATCCTAATGAATCGGCTGTTACGTTCAAGAATCTCCTCAACGTAGCAGCTGAATTCAACAACGGAGTTATGGAACGCTGTCGAAAATCCAAACATCCGCAAGTGCAAGAAAATAAATGGGGCTTAGGTAAATTTGATTATGAAGAAACATATGCTTATTTTACAACGCTTAACTCAAAGCGTTATATGACATTTGACGGTGAATTAGATGTGAAGACATCGGGACTTGTACAAGCCACAATGAAAGTCTCCGTTGTATTAGACTATTTATATGAACAGAATGATTCATGGCTTCTTTCGTTCAAATCATTAATGCGTATTATGTGGAAAACCAACACAATGTTCGACCAGAGCGTTTCAGGGCGTACATATCTCGATAGACAGAACCAAGGAAAATGGTCAAATGAATTTGGGCAATATTGCGGCGCTGTAATTAAAAACACAGATTACGAATTCAAAATGCCTATGAAGAAAGGACTCTTTTGGACAAACGAAAAATCCGCGTATCTTCACTATGACGAAGTATCGGAATATGTATTTGACAATAAACTTGACACAGAGCGGACGACTTTTTATATGCTTGACGATGGAATAGGCATAGTATATTATTTGAATAGTAAAAGAAATATAATGTTCTGCCCTTGTGACATATCAAAATTCAAGCATGGTATTTTACTTAGTGATTCCGTGTCTGACTTAACGGAGGATTTAGCATGAAATATTATGAATTTGACTTAACCAATTTTCCCAACTGTTCTTATATTTTCTTATTCGGAGGTCGTTCATCAGGAAAGAGCACGTCCGTAGCGAAATATCTAAAAGATAAATATGACGCTGATAAATCTGAGTTTGTAAGAGTATTCCGCAACTATACAGCTATGCGAAGCGCAACTACATGGTTTAGTCTGTTCAATGATGAAACAACCGATATTGTTTTTGACCGTCAGAAATATCTCTACAACGGTATGCCGTTCGGTCATGGTATTGCCCTATCCAATGAGGAAGTTGCGTCTAAAAGCTCTCAATATCCCAATGTTGATACAATTGTATTTGACGAGTTTGTCATGATAGACCCCTATGGATATTATCCGAATGAACCTGAACATTTCATGTCAATTGTATCTACCGTATTCCGAAACAGAAGCGGGGTGGTTATATTTATCGGTAACAACATGAATGAAATGTCAAAATATAATCCGTTCTTTCGGTTTTTCGGTTTGGATTGGGAGGCTGTAAATCCAAAATTGGGTGAGACTATATTTTGGAACGCGTCCGGCTTTGAAAATGGTGCAAAATGCGCTATGGAGTTTATTCCCGTTGCATATGAAAGTGAAGATGAAATACCCGAAATGCAACGTGTAGCCGGAAATGATGTTGCTACCACAGGCTCATTTAAGAAAGACCCCGAAATTAAACCCCAATTATTTAAAGATTACCATTGGATTTATGTCTTTGAGTATAATAAGGTTAAAATGACAATGGGATTCATCGTTAAGAATCGCTGTTTGCTTATCGGCGAATACCACGGTAAGCACGCGCGCAACCGACCGCGGATAAATACCCGCTCGGTCGACACGTTCCGTTTTTACAACTCAAAAGCATTTACTGTCGCTATGGAACGCATAGGTAATAAATGGGGAACGGCTTACGAGAACGCCCGTGTAAAAGCGGCGTGGTTAGATATAATAAAAGGAGAGGTATAAAAACCTCTCCTTTTTAATTATATGGCTTTTATGCCATCGCGGTGTTTAACACTCGCTCATAATTACGATAAATCCACTGTACCGCTGTCTCCCAAAGTAACAACCAATGTGACAGAATCTCCATTTATTTTATTACCAATAAATCTACAAGTTGTCGCGGTTGAATCCGTTCTCTCATAAGTATGCGCTCTAAGGGAAATAAGCTGACCCGATACGGTTTCACTATCATATATCGGTTTATCGTTAGTTATACAGTCTTTCAATATTTTATAACAACCGTTGCCCGTATATGTTTTAGTGCCACATTTTATAATTTTAGCTGTGCGTGTAAGCAATATTACATTATTAAAGCCAGCGGTATCCGGATAGACGCCACTACCGAAATTAGGCGTACCGTCAGCGGTTACCCTGCAGTTATGTAAATTAGCTAAAAGTGCGGAAAATTTTATATATGCAACGTCGTTGTAAAGGACAGGATTTATATAAACTCCTTCAAGTGCATTCAGAACCGTGAATTTATACATTCCTATCATCTCTTTATTCTCGTTAAAATAAATTACATTCGCATAGTTTTCGATGTTAAGCGGATTGGTTATAACGATATTATCCGTAGCTGGGCAAACGGGTATAAAATCCGATGTGAATGAATTGCCAATAGACGATGAGAACTTACCTGTAGTTACATTATACGCACCCGTGGTATATCCACCAACAGTTACATTATCATAAAGCGCGAGATCTTTAGAGTCGTCCATATCACGCCATGTAATTTTACGCTTGTATACAGCGTTATCGTCTGTAGTTGTACTTGATATTGTAGTTTTGAAAGATTCGGGCGCGTCAAACCAACTATAATCAGGCAAAGATTCTACATCCACCATTCCGGTGTCCTTGGTGAGATTTGTTATACTAATCTGGGGTGATATTTTAGTATTAAGATTTACATTTATTCTTATATAATACCCATTGGCAGGTATTTGGAATGTTGTGGGTGAATTATCTGAAATCAATTGAGTGATAAAGTTTTTGTTTTTATCGTACACAATTATGTATTGAGTATCATCCATTACAAGAGGACCTCTCCGTTTTCCGAATCGTATAGCATATTTTTTAAGCGGTCTGACAGGTATATATGCAGAAATGTAATTACCGTTAGAATAAATCTCCTCTCCTGTTGTATTTTTAAGTTTGTAGTTAAGTTTCGCCCCACTACCCCATACGTCCCACATATTAAGGCTATCGTGGTCTATGGAATAATCGGGGTTAAGGCTTATCGAATTTACAATCGTCTGAATCTCATTTTTGAAAGTTGAATATTTATCATTCATTTGCTGTTTAAATGTTGAAATTTGAGCGCTTATTCTGTTTTCAAACGATGATATATCAGCGTTGGTTTCTGTTTTAAACGCTGTCATTTCATTTTCAATTTTAGCCGTAAAATCCGTTATATCTTTACGCAACTCGGCTGCCCAATCCTCATTTTGCGCAAGTGATTCATTGAGTTTTTCTGCGACTTTACCGAGCATCTCAAGATACGAAATCGAATCATCGAACGTAAGCGGAATTACAGGTTGTACCCAAAAATTAAGCGGTGTTATTGCCATTGTATATACCTCTCTTTGTTAAAATATCCCCATAAACAGAGGATTTAATTCGTCTATAATCATCATATCGATATTCAGTATTTCAGCTTTTGCCCTAGCGAGAACCTCTGACGGGTAAAGTCTACCGTCGTTTCCGGTGAAAATTCTTGCGATGTCAATCGTTCTAAGATTGTTATCAGTTGTTTTTTCCTCTGTCGTTCCACCATGAGTGCGTTTATTTCCGGTTGTACCGTTGTTACTGTTATTTTCAAATGTAACATCGGTCGCATATTTTCCGATCCGAATATTTTCAAAATTCAATGGCGACATCGGTGTATCGCTGTAAATACGTTGGTTGTTGTCGGTATCCGAATGTGTTCCCGCGTCCGTGATAGTACGATTATCGGTTGTGTTATTACTTCCATCGCCTTTATCATTTATAGTGCCGTTTTCGGTTTCCGTTCTATTTACATTCTGAAATACATTCTGTTTGAGAAATTCAACTTGAATGTCATATAACTGATTATAATACGGCATTATCTCATTCATTTTCATGTTAAGGTAATGTTTGAACAACGCCGGAGTTTCAAAACCTATTTCACGGTATGCATAATGCTTGTAAATTTTGTCGTTAAGTAGTAAGCGGTATGATTCCTGGTGCATAGGATAAGTATCCATACCTAAATCGTAACCGCTTTTAATCAACGTTTGAAGTAGTGTCGTGTATTTCGCCATACTGCATACCTCCGTTCAGAATCTCATTAATGTTACGACGTTCGACGGAAATGTTTATTCCAAACATCTTATTAGCAGCCTCGCACGCCTGCTGACGTGTGATAAGACCCGCCTCTGCCATATATCCATAATGTTCGGAATTAACTTCGATTTCTGACGTTTGCACTTGCGCCCGTTTAAAATCCATTGAATTGCCAATTCCAAGATACGTCAGAGCCTCATGCCATGTGTTTTTCTTTTCCTCATCGAGTTTGTCAGCTAAGTACGGAGCGGCTGTATTAAGAACAGAGAGGTTTGACAACTCAATATCTTTATTTGCGTATATAACAGGCATAAAACCGTCATACTGCATATACATATTTTTCATTGTAAGTAACTGCTCCTGTTCACACTGTACAAGAATTGGTGTACGCTGAGCGTGAACGTTCATAATAATAGTACGTTCTATCTCAGTGAGTTTCTTAGCAAAATATATGAGTATAGGATATGTAGAACGCTCTATATAATTATTTCTGAGATACACACATTCCTTAGCACCGCGGAGGAGGTTTATACCTATACTGTAACAATTGAATCGCGTGGGATTCTCATAAAAATTTATATCTCCCGACGGTGCAACGCGCAAATTGAGCAGCCCGTATTCCGAATCTGTAAAACAAGCGCGCCCGTCCTCATTGAGCGTCTTTTCAAGAAATCGTTCGTTCATTGTTTCGGGGAGATTATTCCACTTATAGATAGACAACGCCAACAGAACAAGACGCGAAAAATATGTGTCGAATATTGTGGTCTGTTCTGTCATTCCTGCTATCCATTCATTGTTCGCGCCTTTGAATCCTACAGGAATTTTCTTATTCGCCATTAGTATCACCTACAAATTTCATTGGTATAGTCACCGTAATTTCCGACATCGTTTATATGCCAAAACGTAACGCCCGAATTGAATATACTTTCAATTTCGATTAATTCATTGTCTGTGGGAGCATAACCGTTTTTCTCCACAGGTGCGATTGTTATAGATGATGTTTCAACATAATTCCAATTCTGACGATTATTCATGGCGGGTATCTTAAAGTCATTCGTTTTGTAGCCATATTTCGATAAATATTTATCATACCGTTTTATTTCATTGAGGGGGGCGCACATGTGGCGGATAGCAAATTTCATAAAACCGTTTTGAGCGCTCCATGAATCGTCTGCTGACATATTCATAAGCTGCGACGGTAAGTTTGCTTTATCATTTATATTAGCCTCTGTTTCACGGAGTTGCATAACGTCGCGCGTAATAGACCGCCCTGTGTCGGTCAATTCCGAAACACCTTGTTTACCCGCTCCAATTAGTCCGGTTACGCTTGACGGATTAAGCGCCGCCATGTTCAACGCTCCGGCTCCGGCTGACGCGACTGTATCAATCGCGCCAAATACTGCGTCAAGCGCTATTTTAACTTTTGCATTTGAAGTTTGCGCGTTTATTGTATTTGAATTAAGAGCATTCCAAACTGCTGCATTGTCTTTAACAAACGGGGTTGATACCGACGCTGTAATACCCACAGAATTTGGAATATTAAAATAGTCCCATCCCGATGTAGCTGCAAACGAATCTGTCAATGCGTAGTGACGCGGAATCGCGCGCACAGAAAGTTTCGTGTCAAGTGATAATTTTTCATCTATTATCAGTTCTACGGCAGTGTGCAATAATTGCGGTTGTAATTCTACATAATCACCATTATTTGCGTCAATCACCCATTTACAACATGGATAATGAAAAATTTTTCTATTTTTTGGTTCGTATCCCGCTACTGTAATATGCGTGAAAGTATTTGACGAATATGCGTCCGACATTTTGGTGATAATATAAGGCGCGTATACATCACTTGTGCTGGGCCCTACTTCATCACCTGTCCAAAATTGGACAGTACCACCGCCGTTTATTGTGCCTGTTATCGAATCCGTCACTTCTGTAATAGTACAGTACGTTTGAATGATATCATAATCGCACATAAGCACTTGCGATACTGAATCTATAAAACCAAAGTTATTTGCTGTTTCAAAAAACTTATTGTATTGTTCAGCCGTTTTCAGCAAAACATATGTGCCAACGCCACGGATATTGTTCAATATTGGCACGCTTGTACGCGCTTTTATATCTCTAATTTCATAATCTTTAGTGGCGTTCGCCCGTTGTAAATTAATAAGTGGGATATTAGAAGTTATTACTATAAATACACATCCGCCTGTATTATCAGCTGATTTTGGAGTATAATCAACTGAATAACTGATATAATCTTGTTCATAGTTTGAAATATTAAAATCCTCAACAATAGTATTATTACTATCTGATTCATCTGAAACATGTTCGCGTTTTACATATGCAGATTTAATTGTATAACAATCCCACCATGTCATATACACATCCTGCACAAAGTAAACATAACAAGCGTTTTGATTTATATATTCTACTTTCGTTATGAAAGCGTAAAACCATTTAAGAGAAACGTTTTCGTTCATATAACGAATGTAGTTATACTGTTCCATAGCCTCTTTATTGGCGTTCACTTTGATAGCTTGCTTATCACGAATATATGTGTAGTTTTGTTCTACCCGCAAAGGGGAGGAGAAATAATTACTCTCCTCCGTCTTTGAGGTGAACAGACGTACATCTTTATAGTCACTTTTCCACGGCACTCTATAGAACGCTATTGTTCCGCTCGGTGTGTACGCCATAATATATTATTCCTCCACCATGAGCCTTATAAGCTCTATAAGGTCTTTCATATTTACATATCCATCCTGATTTATATCAGACTGCACTTCGTTTACCTTTATATTCCAACCTGAAAGAAAACGTGTGAGCGTAACAACGTCTTTCATGTTTACAAGGTAATCGGTGTTAGCGTCTCCGATTATATCGACGGCTTCGTTACAATCGACGGGATATATACCGCCCTCTGTACCCTTAAAACTATACTGCCATATTTTAAGGTTGGGGTACTTCTTCTGAAGCCCCTTGTGCGATTTAGTGCCGTCATCTATAGACGCAAGCCAAAGCGGGAAATTAAGATTATTCTTAAACTGTGTAGCAAGGAAATATTCATTAGCGTAAATATATGCCTTATATCCCGCTCCGATTATAGAATTAAGGAAAAGATTCACTCTACGAGACAGACCGTCAACATCTCCCATGAGGGATGTATCTTCTACATCGAGAGCCACTCCAATATCTATATTTTCTTTGTAAGGTTTAAGTATCTGTATAAGATACTTAACTTCTTCAAGAGTCTCGGCTTCCGTTCTACCCATGAAGTACCAATAAACTCCTATGTAGAATTTCTTCCCCGATATGCGTGAACGAAACGCCTTTATATGCTGCTCAAAAAGTGGGTCAGTAAACGGGAAATTATATTCCGCTGTTCTTCCCTGCCCCGCTTTGATTATTACAAAATCATTATCTTTTATAACTCTATCATAGTCGATATTCCGCTGATAAAGCGAAATGTCTATACCACGAAATTTTTTATTCATTTTGACTTATCTCCTTTATCTACGCTTTCTATATTATTCCGTAACCGCTTCATAAGCGATTTCAGAAATTTGGGGCATGGCGCTCCCATGGACGATACATTTTCAAGAATAGAAATCAATTCATTAATTACAAACCATGCCATTACAAGTACACAAGAAATAGGGTCGTAGCTGACACCAAACTTTCCACTTGTAATAAATATCAAATAGTCAATCATCATTGCACAAAATACTACCGCAATGTAAGAGACTTTTTTCAATATTCCTTTTCTTCCGATTTTAGAAGATACTTCGCTGTTCACATATGCTTTCATAACACCTGTGATATAATCAGCTGTTACACATATAAGAAAACAGATAAACAATGTAAGAATAAGTTTCATATTTATATACCCACCCACCATTCCCTCTCGATTATTAAGATAGTATGCTTATTAAAAGCTAATCAAGCTTATCTTTTACTTGGAATTATCTACGGTGAACGCGCCGATTGTGTCGCTGCCAATTTTAAGAACAACCTGTGTTTTCTCTGATACAGGGGTTGTCTTTTTGTCATAAGTAACTGTGTACTGATTTCCCGACTTATATGTCACAGTTACAACGGATGTGGACGTCGCCGAACCGTCTTTGGTAGCTGTTGCGGTAACAGTCTGATTATCGGGAATGTTATTACCCATAAGGAACAAAGAAACAGTATTGTTAAAGTCAGATGTATCTATAACAACATCGGTCGCTGTGTCGCTAAGAGTTACAGTGTCCTGTCCGGCTGAAAGCTGTGAGCCGTCTACTTTACCGTCAGCAATTGACGTAAATATTACAGCATTAGCAAGAGGTGATACGCTATAAGTCTGCCATACATTCCAAAAATATCTCCACTCCATACGCGCTGGATTGTAGAACGAGCCCGTCTCACGGAGAGAATCATAAATCTGGAAGAAACGGCGGTCGCACATAAGCGCATAAACACCGTCAATGCCAAAATCGTCTACATAGATAACGCGACCCATAAAGTCAGCGCGCTCCATGTTAAACGCTGCCGCGAGCACATCCACGTCGACAATAGAAGAAACAGCGGATGAAATAATTATCATCGTTTCCTCAGTGGGAGAGAACGTGATATACGGCTTACCGTCTCCCGATATTTCTGCATAACGGTTAAAACGCGACGACGGGAATCTGAAATCAATGTAAGTCTGACGAACCTTACGCATAAACGCTTTTGCGGACGCTTCATCGGTAGGCTCTGCAACCTGTACGGTTGAGACGTAGCCCTTTGCAAGTGCACTGTTTATAGTGTTTTTGAGAAGTGCAAACTCCTCGATGTTATCTCCGTTGTAGAGCGAATTAATTACGCCTGCAATAAGGTCGTCGAGGTCTTCCCATGAACGGAATGCAAGTTTAAGCTCGTTGTTCTGAATACGCGCCTTAAATTGGTCTTTGCGGTTGAGGCGGTGGAACGCAACCTTAATATCGGGCTTATCAAAATATCCCGTAAGGTAATCATTTTCGGGGTCAAATTTTTCCGCCTTAGCCGGATTGACCGCGATTTCCTCTACATCGGAACCCATAGGCAGCGCTTTACGAAGAAACGCGAATTCATTGTTCCACACTCTATTGTGAAGAACGGTGTCAAAAATAATGTTGGGAAGAAGTGTGCAGAATTCATTGCGGATTGCCTGATAATTAATTATAGGGTTTCCGACCTCTGCAATGTTTGTAAGTGTTGCTTCCGGAATGAACGACTGATAATTCTGAGAGCCAGCTGCTCTCACTGCGTTCATAACTGAAACGGCTCTTGTTGCATTTGCCATTTTAATTATAACTCCTTTTATCTATACTCGCCGATTTCGGCGGTGTAATCTTCTGGCGTCTTAGGTGTCTGTTCGGATGTGTCAGGCTGGTCCGAGGGCTTGGAGCCTATTCGTAAGAACAATTCGTAATTTGCCTGTTTGAGCGAAGTGTTGCTATCTGTCAGTTTGGTTATCTCGTTTTGTGCGTTTTCAAGATTTGACGATGACTCTGTAAACGCGTCTGTGAGACTAACGAGAATCTGAGAAGTGCGTGCTTCGTCTGCGTCGCCTGACGCCAATTCACGCGTTAGACTTGTATATTCATCTATAGTCATTTGGTGGACCTCCCGTATTATTTGTAAGTAACGAACATTTGTTCGTTTTCTACCTGTATTATAGAACATTTGTTCGGATATGTCAATTGGCAATGTGCACAATATACCCAGGTGATATTTGTATAATGTGCATAATACAAAATAAAAGTTTTGTATAATTGGGGGATTGGTTGGTAAATTTGGAAAGTTTTGGTAAAACGGGACATGGGTATATAT